TCTAAGGTAATGTATTCTTTCATTATTTAAATTTTCTACGATTGGTGTAAGTACATCCAAACGATAGTTGTTGTTTAAGTTACAATCGTGATTACCAGTAATTAAGAATGTTTCTTTTCTATTGGCACATTCGGTTAAGAACCAACTGATTTCCCTTACTAATTCAGGACTCATTTCAGTTTTAGCATGTGCAATATCACCAGCTAAGTAAATGATAGAGTTTTCAATATTATCTCTATCTACATTATCTAAAAACTTTTGGAATACTTCTCTATACTCCTTATGTCTTTTTAAGTTACGGATATGTAAATCCGCTAAATGGTAAATCTTTTCTACCTTCATAAATTGTTTAGTTTTGATAGGATTAAATCATCCCAACCACTTTCTTCGGTTTCTTTTAGTAATTCATTTACTTTATCAAATCCCATATCACCAGCATCACTTTCTGTGGGTATAATGTTTGTTACCTTTATACCATTTTTAATAAAGTACTCTGCGTGCTTTGTGGAATCATCAATTGCATCAGCATCTAATAAGATGTTTATTTCAGTTACTCCCTTTTCAAATATCTTTTCTTTTAAAGTTTTTGGTAAAAACTTACCTAAGATAGGAATTACGTTTCTCTTTACTGAGAATGAATCAAACACACCCTCAACTAATGTAATTGGTTCATTCCAATTGATTTGGTTATCAAATACAATTACATCTCTACTAACAGGTGGATTTTTATATTTCATTGTATTATCAGAATAATACGAACGTGCTACAAAATAGTTTAATTCACCATCGGAATTATATGATGGTACAATAGTTCTACCACCATACATACCATCTTCACAATATCCAATATTATGCTTCAATATCTCATCCATAGTAATACCTCTATTGTAAAGATATCCCAATGCTTGATTGTATGCAAAATCGATTGATTTTGGTTTCTGATGTAGTGGTTTGAATTCTTTAGGAAGTTTGAGTTGTATTTTCTCAACCTCCATATGATTAGTAGACGGTTTATACTCCCCATATATAGAAATGATTTTTGATAAATCACTTCTATCCACATTTAGCTTCCGCAAAAGTGATTGGATACTTCTTCCTTTGGAATCACATACCCAACAATGCCAATATTGAGAATCTAAATTTATTTGTAGTTTCTTTTTATGATGATGACAAAAAGGACAATGATGTGCCTGTTCGTTTCCCTTCATAGATGAACCAACACCTAATGTAGAATCCAATACATTTATAACAACTAATTTATTTCTTGCGGAGAGCATTAAATTATATTTTGCGTAAATATACGAAATTTATTTGGATTTACCAAATTATCCCATTTGAGAATCGGATACGGCAAATAAGAATTCACCCAGTCTCTTTACTTGAGATATAGTTTGAGCATCAACATTACGTTGCTCCATTTGCCTTACCAAATCTTTGATTGATTTAACGGCTATCTTCAAACCATCATCTTTTGCATTTAGGTTATTTGGATTAATACCATATGCAATTGCTACTTGTTCTAAATTCATAATATTATTTTTAGTGTATATACATTTAATAAACAAATATACGAATAATATTTTAATTATCCAAGTCTTTTCTATAAAATTTTCCTAATATGTTTCCGTTGAGGGAATTATCATCTGATAGGACATCGTATTTAAACATCCAATGTACTTCATAATATGATAAGGATTTTTTTGAATAGCAAAATTGTAGTACACTTCGTTTGAACTCATCACTCTTACCTTCGGTGATTTGCTCCTTAATCCATTCATTGGATGAGTAGTACTTTTCCCAGTCAGAAGATTTTCTAACTTTTTTCTTTTTAGGTAGTGAACCTCGTATACCAGCCAACTTTCGTTCTTCTTTGATACGAGCTAACTCTCTAACTCCGATTTTTACATTTCGGACACTTTCTAAGGATTTCTTACCAATGTAGTATTTGCCAGTAGGTATATGTTCTATTATATAAACAAATCCTACGGCATCTTCAGGTATAACATCTTCGGTAACATCGTTACCTTCCCATAACCAATTTGACATAAAGTCTTATTTAACTGAATCGGAATAAGGTTTAGATGGATTATGCCCTGCTGCACCTTTTCCTAACTTTCTACCACCTGATTTCTCAATAGCCTTTTCATCTTTTGATAAATCCAATCCACCATCTGCTTCTAATGGGGTCTTATCCCCACCTTTAGTATTTGCTTTTGATGATGCCGGTGGTGTTTGTTTTAATCTTTCTTCTAAAGTCATAATTATTCTCCTTTGTGTATATAAATATCAATTAAGTATCGAAACGAACAATAAAGTTCAACGGATAATCGGGTAATGATTTAATGGGCTTTGGTAACTTACATACCGCAACCATATTCAATTCATTATCATATAACCCTATTGTTGTAATGAATGGTGCTAAATAAGAACCAGTAGGGTCAACTGAAGATGAGTAATCATAATCACCAAATCCACCAAACTTAGTTGGTTCTATTGTAGATTGAATTGTATTTAATTTAATTTTGTTTGTACCATCATATGCCGATGGGTTTTGTGATACGTTAAATTCACTTTCATTTACCGATAGAAATATCTCATTTTCATAAATAGTCATTGTTGAACGATATGATACATCAAATGTATTGATAGTCGTATCATCTACAATACCATCGGTAAGTACAATCAATCCCCTATCATAAAATACATTACCTTTATGATTACTAGCAGAATCAATTAAGTTTGAATTACCATCATCGGTTACAGTGATTGAACCATATTCCAATTCAACAGAACCTACCTTTAACCCTTCACCATATTTTTGTTGTGGTATTGCAATCACACCAATAGTATCACCAATTACTCTCTCATCAGTAGATGCATAAGATACTCTCTTACCAACTTCTGTTAAGATTGATGAGGTTGATGGGTTTAGATAGAATTGTGATTTTATAGAATCATATAAAGTTCTCTTAGATGTACCATCTGAATTTACATCATCGGTATCCACATCATATAAATCAGTTTGTAGTGTACCATACAATGGTGTAATATCACCAGCATCCAAAGCCCACTCTTTGTAAACTTTAAAGGGTCTAACTACTACATCTGATTTTGGTATTTCTTTAATCATCTAATGAATATACTTTCATATAAATATCTATGAAACAAAAAACCCCCCAATTAAGGGGGGTTTCATTTGGAGTTTATACTTTTATAATTTTATTAAAATGAAAGTTTAACTTTTATCAATACTTCTTTATCAAATGATTTGTTTATGGGTTGAGAAGTTTTAGCTACTGCAATTAATTCATTTGAGTTATTTAATAAACCAACAGTTGTAATATACGTTTGTGGGTCAGTATTAAATGTTGTTTCTGCGAAAGTTCCATCGGCCGCTGTATATGTTGGGTTGTTTGAGTAGTTGAATTCTCTATTCGTTGCTCTTACGAAGAAATGTTGTGTTGATACATTTTCAGTTCTTCTAGCTTGGAAATCACCACCATTGTCAATTGCTTGAATCAACGTTTTATGATTCTGAGTATCAGCTACAACAGTCTCAACACCCAATAAAGATTCAGATGCTCCACCAAATGGTTTTACAGTTCCAACAGTTTCTGCCAATGCGGTTGGGTTGAAGATTATAATACCTCTATCTGGGTAGAACAATCCGTATCCTTTTCCATTTGCATCGGTTGTTGTGTTAATTGTTGCTTCGTTTTCCGTACCTAAGTTAAGTGAACCACTTACTACTTTAAATACTCTACCAGCTTTACCTAATGTATCTCCGAACTTCTTACCACTATCATCAATGAAAGTAAAAGTACCATTCGAACCACTTAATTGGATTGACCAGTTTCCAGCATCCATCTTTTCTCTATATCTAGCTCTATTTACATTGATAGCGTATATTGAGTTTGAATCTTCAAATACGTTAGCCGTAGAGGTTTCAAAAGAAAATTTATCATCAGTCGGGTCTAACAATACTGATTTGTATTGTGCGTATGTTGCTTTTGTAGGAAGTAGTGCATCATCGGAATTTTCCAATGAGATTGAACCACTACCATCAACGTGTCCATATGCTACTGCAAATTGAACTTCGGCAGTTGAATCAGTTCTTGGGTCAGTACTATACACATCATAATAGTAATTTCCACTCTGTCCAACTTGCGTTGATGAGGTATAAGCGGCAGTTAAAGAACCAACATCACCAGTCCAAAGACCCGTTGTTACTACTTCTACCTTAGCGTTTACTTTATCGAATTCACCGAATTGTTTGTACACACCAGTCGTTACACCAGCACCACTTTGTAATTGTTGACCAGCAGGTAATGCGGAATTTATAATTGAAACGATATCGTTTGTATCGAATGTTCCAGTTGATGCTAAATCAGCAATTTGTGCTGCAATGTTTGGGTCGTTTATTAATGCCATATCTTATTTCCTTTATGCTCTATATGTTATAGTTACTGGAATGGTTTGTGAACCACCCGTCTCATTACCATAGACCGTAATAGTTGTTGATACATTTGAAGTTAACGCTGGATTTGGTGTGAAGTTAAATGATAATCCACTTACCACTTGTGCGGTAGTTGTGATTTCTTCTCCCAAGAAAACAGGAACCGAACCGGCTGCTGTTGCTCCTTGCGTTACTGATAGTGTACCAGCTCTTTGGTCTGCTAATACAACAGTGTATCCAGCCGAAGAGTTACCAGCAGGTGAAGTAGTAGGAGTCATTGCAACCCCACCTTCATCTTGATAAGCCCCAATAGATGGAATCCCCAATGCTACGATTGGAATTTGAGTTGTACCTTTTGGTAGTGTAACCAATTTGTATCTTAATACTTGTGTTTCATCAGGGCTTGCTTCCATTATAGGAATTGCCTTAATTGCCGAATCATAATATGCACTACCCTTTGGATGTGCTGGTTCGTATAATGTATAATCAATCTCATCATCACCCAATGCGAACTTGGTTATGTTCAAAGATTGACCTGATGCTAATTTTTGTCTACCTTTTTTGGTTAGAATAGCATCAACTGTAATTGATGTGTTGTTTAAATATCCCATAATTTTTTATTACCCTTTTGATATACTAATAAATATAACATTTTAAAAAATAAATTATTATTGATTAATCTACCTGTAAAATTGGTTCTCCACTACCTCTACCAGTATCAGCCACTCTAAGAATGTTTGGATTAGTAGTAAATGTTTCTACCGGTGATAAACCATCCGGTGTTGTTTCCGCAGTTTGCTTTGAACCTTCGAAGAATGAATTCTTCATACCTTGTGGTAAATTGTTTTTATAACGATAGTGTGTAGGGAAGTATCCAGATAGTGGAGTTACTTCTACTATATCAGTTCCAACCGATGGGGCAGAACCCCCATAAGGTATTGTAGATACTTTGTATCTAAATTTGGTTACATCTACATCTTCATACTTAACACCTTCATTGTTTGAAGTTGCTGGATAACCCTCAGTTTGAGTTGATATAGTTTCCACATACGATTCTTTGATTAAATAAATTTGCTCTCTTGATGCGGTTAGATTTCCAAATATATCCAACTTAGTAACAATACCAGTTGTTGTTATTGGTGCGTATAATCCAAATCCAGCATTAGTAAGAGAATCCCTCTCCATTCCAATTTGTTGGAATGTATCAGTATCAACCATAGCACTTATGTTAGAACCATCTTGCACCTCAATATGTGATTCATATGATGGATATTCACCATTCAATACAACCGAATCATCTACACTTATTTCAGAATTGTAAAATGGTGTTGTACCTTCGAAGTTAATATTCGATTCCGCATTAACGTTTCCATCATAGTTATCATATTGATATGATAGTTCCACATCAGATTGTGCATCCACTACTGCTGAATATTGATTATTATCACCTTCTAATATTACATTGTTATCTACATCAATTGATGTTTCATAATCACTTCGTTCAGAACTGGCTGGCTTCCATTGTGTTTTACTTCTCTCCAAATAGTGTGGTTCGATTAGTAAACCTTTAGAAACTTTAGCTCTAGCGGGTACCAAATCTTCTAATACATCAAATAACGATTTATCAATAGAGCGTACCAATCTAATATATTCATAGATATCTCTATTTACTCTTTGGAAATAGTAATCTCTAAGAACACCCAATTCTGAATAGTTATCCTTAAACTCATCAGATGGGTCTCCAATATAATTATCTATATTAAAATTACCAAATGATTTTATGATATCCATATTCAACTCCTTTATTGGTGAGAAGAATAATCCTAATCGAGATGAATCAATTGGTGCTCTATCAAATGCTTTTTGAGTTGCTCTAACTCTATGGGATAAATCACCAACTAAAGTTTGAGTTTCAAATCTAATCTTATCAGAAGAATTAAATCCTAACGATGGAACCTTTGCGGTTATAGTTCGTTCGTAGGTAGTATGATTGTATGGATATTCAGTTATTGATGGGAATCCATCCGCTGAACCATTTTCTACGTTATACTCACTACTTACAGCAACATTCTTAATATCCGAATCAACTGCTCTATTCTTTGGATATTCAAAATCGTATCTCAACCATAAATCCTCAGTTGATGATGTATATGAATTACCAACAGTAGAATCAGGCATAAGAGTGTGTGTTTCAACTACACTATCTTCCAATGGAGTTTTCCATAATCTAAATTCATCCACTGTACCTGCCATCTCATAACCCAACGAAACGATAAATCCAGAACCAGAATCCCAACCATTATCGCCAGTTATACTCATCACATCAGTAGATACGTTAGTTCTAATTCTTCCATTAAATGCCTCTTTAGCTATTATTTGGAATTGTGATTCCGAACCAACTAACGTTCTGTTAATTGCAATCTGAGTATATTCCTCATTGAATATATTAAATGGTTCAGTAGATGATGAATGCACATTACCAGTTGAACTCTCTGATACGAATAAATCAATTGTACCAAATGAACCAGTTGTATTGGTAACACTAACTCTCCATAGTGGTTCTGAGAATGCATTGTTAGCACCCTTCAATATATTATAATTTCCAGATGTTTGTAGATTTACATTTAACTCTACTGAGTTTGGATATGTACCATCTACCTCTTTCCATAGAGTATTTATAAATTCACCATTGTTGGTAAAGTTTATAGCTGCGGTTCTATCATCAAATGTGAATGGCTGAGTACCACCTTTGGCCGGGTCCGTTGGACCACCGAACTCCATTATAGTAAGTAGTGAATTTGGAATACCATAACAAGCCATCACAGCTTTTAAAGAACGAGATGTTCCCTTATGCTTTAATATGTATGGTAAGTTATTGAGTATTCTTCTCCAAACTTCTTCATTTGCTGATTTTAATGATTGTTGGTATTTTTGTGTACCATCTTTATATTGCCCAAACGCATATTCCCATAGATATTGAGAATCGTAAGCTTTCTTACCATCCCAACCTAATGATTCTAACATTGCGTACATTAAATCATTTGAGAAACCTAAATCAGCTTTATGTTGAGGTGATTTAAGTTTAGTTAACCCATTTACATATGCCCATATGATATCATAATGCTGTCCCACCATATCCATAAACAACATAAAGTCCTCATTTTGATAATCCTCTTTTATAAATTCTGGAAGATTATTGTTGAGGTAGTTTACATTATTTCTATCATATGTTGCCGCAGATGAAACGGATGAGTTATACCAAGCTATTGCTTCATCAGTTGAAGTTGCTCTAATAGTATTACCACTCTTTGGATATGATAAAGAATCACTATATTGTGTATCGGTATATAACCACTTTTCAAAACCATCAAAGGTTCCGATTAAATCGTTTATTTTTGTTAATTGAGCAGCTGATTGTAATTGTGAAGTTGCTGTTACCGATAATGCATCTAATTGTAAATTATTAGAATCTTCGGTTATAATAACATACCCATCTTGCCCAATACCTTCGGCAAGTACATATCCTAATTCAACTGTATTTGTTGTTAATTCATTATATTTAGATTGATAGGATTCTAATAATTGAATCTTATACCAAAAGTTTTTAATTCGTTCTTCGGATGAACCAAAGTGTACGAAATTTTCAAACATATGAACCGAACCACTGGCGTACTGAATGTTTAACTTTTCGGTATCAATTCCAGTCTTAGTAACATATTGTTGTATTAATAAAGTAGATGTTGTTGAACCATTTGCTACCAAATCATCATACATTTGATATCCAATACCATTATCAACTTCTAATTTGAAATTAGGTCCTTGTAATGGTGGACAGTAATCAGTATCATCACCAACTAAAGTTATTACATCAATAATTGGTTCAGCTTGTACTTTACTAATCCAAACTTTTTGGTTAGTTAATACTGATGTTGGAAGTGGTTCGTATAATTTAAGTATTAATGATGTATCATCTATATCATTATCAGTATTAGCAACCAATCCAGTCCATGTGGTAATTACTTTATTATCACCATTACCTATATGAAGTAAGTGAGTAAGTAATTTAGAATCATCAAATTTACATTTATCAAATTGAGATATAAATCCTTCAGCTATTCTATTGATAACAACTGAACGTGGTATATCTAAATCACCTTTATCGAATAAGATACTGATTTCTTCTACCGGCCCCTCAACAGCTTTTTTAGTTTCTAAATTTATAGGAACTAAACGTAATGGTATTTTTATTTTATCACCATCATCACTAATTTGTAATTGATATTTATCTAATAATTCCCTTACGTTTAATGTGAGATTACCCGTTGGACCTAACTCTACATAATCAGTAGATTGACCAACATACATTTTAATTACAGTAGCATGTATTGAATTCCAACTTATATCAAAGTCTACATCATATCCTACGAAATCAGCACCTCTAACTTCCCTTGGATATGTTATCTCCCTAATATCAGGAGTATTAACATATACATCTGAAACCACATTGATTACCAAATCAATAGCTTCCGATGCTATATTTATTGTTTCAGTATCTGAAGATTGATTTACTAATTGTGTAATTATGGGAGTTTGTACAATAGTATCTAAAATTGATGTATTAATATCTGAAAGAGATATTGTACTTAATCCTAAGTTATTTACAGGCTTTGTTGGAAAATTTACTTTAGTTACAGGCTTAGTTATACTTACGGACGTTTTAGTTTTAGTGCCACCTCCACCAAAAGTAGATGTCCCACCAATTCCGTTTAATTGAGATTGTATTTTTTGTACTGCCATTATGGATTTACTATGTGTTTATTATATCTCATTAACTATCGTAACTACCTCGTCCGCCTCCACCAGTTAATCCAATAAGTTTAATATTATTACTCACATTACTATAAATAGGATTTGTATTAATATATGGATTGGTTTTTATTATAGGTTTAACTGGGGTTATAACCTCAGTTATATCAACTAATGGTCTTACCGGCTTCGGTTTGATTTGTGGTTTTGGTGGTTTCGGATTATTCATCTCCTCATACTCACTTAATGAAAACGGAAATATCTTAATATTATATTTTCCTATTTTTTCAAAAACTGAATGTGGTATAGTAACTCCACAAATAGTACCTTTTTCCAAATCATCAAATTCTAAAATATCATCACCAACTATGATAGTTATAGCTGTTACAGATTCGTTTTTTTCAAATCCAATGGGTACTCCATTTTCACTGTTTATGTTATAAGTTCTACTACTATTATTTAGTAGTTTTACCTTTGGTTTAATTAATGGAATATCCTTAACAATATCCTCAACTACAATATCAACTACATAATTATCATTTAACTTTATATCTAAAGTTAATGATTCATCATCATTTGCAGTTGATACAATTGGAGATGTTTTTGATAATCTATCGGATAGTTTATTGTAAGTAATTTTTACAATTCTATATAACGATAAATCCGATGAACTTATGTTATATTTTGTATTACTAACATCAGAATATTTAGTAAATCCTTTTGATGGAAACATATTAGCCGATGTGAATGCATTCTTTCTTAATAGAACAGCATTACCACCATCGATGCCAGATATGTTGATACTCAAATCATATACAGTTGCCTCTTCAACAATATTAATATTTTTATTAGATAAAGTAAACGATAATTCTTTAAGAGTATTAACAACTTTTGGATATGGTTGTTTAATATCATTAACATAGTAATCAATAACAATAGATGATTGAGATAGATTACCATAGCCACCACTAATAAATGGTGATTTAACTAATGTATTTCCGTTTGTATCTAATTTGATTACATATTTTTCATTTGAAATATACCCTGATTTAGTAAGTGTTATAGTTTTATCACCATCCTCAATTAAATTTTGTTTTGTGATTTTAATTTGAGATGGTGTTATATTTTTTGAAAGTTCACCATTTATTAAAACAGATGCACCTTTTATATTTGATTTGATATTAAATGTATAATTTGATTCAGTAATTTTAGTACCACCACCACCAGTATTGTTTGGAATTATACCATCAGAACCAACACCTTCATCAAAGACATCGGTAATTGCGGTATCTATTCTACCAATATTGGAAATACTACCACCTAATGTATAATCAATTAAATTAAATTTTACCATATCTATAAATATCCTTAAATGATATTAACTATCACTGTTGGTTCCACCACCTCCACTATTGTATCTACCACTACTTAATGTTTTAAGATTAGCTCGTTTACCACCAAATGGTCTACCACCTTGTATTGCTTTACTAACCTTATTTGATTTTGATAAATTTGGTTTAACAAACTTAGGTATGGCTTTATCAACTGGAATCTCTTTTAGAATCTCCTTACTCAAATCAAACTCTTTTATATATGGTTTAGTTGAATCATCTTTTTTCTTTTTAGTTACAGTTACAGTTGCAGGTTTTGGATTTATTACAACATCACTTTCTCTACGTTGTAATACCTTACCAACCTTATCATAACTTTCATCAAAAATTGTATCTACGTCGGTTTGGGATTGTATAGTTCGTTTTGGTAAATAAAAATCAATACATTCTACAATTATTCTCTGAGCTACTTTATATACATCATCTTTTGAAAAAGATAGGGATAATCCGGTTGATTTCGGATTTCCATAATTATTATCAGTTATCGATGAATATCTATTAGAAAATTCATTAAACATAGCTTCTCTGAATTTACTATGGATTTGTGTCATTAATTTATCAAACCCAGCAATACCAAATTCAGCTACCATTTTGTTATACCATTTATCAGTATAAATCTTTTTTATAAATGAATCAATTGTAGATGGTGTTATACTTTCTATAAATTCAGAAATATATGGAATGATATCTTCTCTAAAATCTCTACCATTAACCATAACGTTAAATCTCCTAAGTAAATCAGTTTTATCAGCAATCTCATTTCTAAGTGGTAAAAGTTTTACTTCGGTTCTAGATGGAGATATCTCCTTAATCCACAATTTTTCATTTGGGGATTCATATCCAACTCTTTTATTTAATAATGTAATTTGTGTTTTGAAAATACCATTATCATAACCAGCTTCATTTATCAATCGTTCAACATCTATAAAATACTCAGATGGAAATTGAAAAGCTTGGAATGTTGTACCATCAGCGATTAAGAAATAATCTTTGATATTATTAGAGTTCATTGGAATATATCTACTCAATTCACCAAACTCACCTTGTGGTAATTGGTTATCATTAACATCATATAAGATAAACTCAATCATATCCGAATCCGTAAATCCAAAGAATGATTGTAAAGTACCTTCCTCAAAGATAGCTCTATCTTTTGATGAAATACGATAACCCTTATCGTTTATAATATCTTTAAATGTTTTAATAGCCATTAGCCTTTTCTATTTTTTCTTAAATCAGTACTCAATATTACGTTATCAGTTGAACCATCACTAAATTTTACGGTAACCTTTAATTTACTATCCGAATAGTTTGTAGCCGAACCTTTCCAATATGATATACCTAACCAATTTTTTTTCTTATATGGTTCTAATGTATTAATTACAAAATTATTATATTTTAACTCATATACCTCAGAACTCTCCGAATCAATTGTAGATGGACCTGAAACTGTAAACCATTTGTTATCAGTTACATCGAAATTAATTGAGGTTATTGTTTTATCAGTAGTAACATTACTAACTTCTAAACTAACACCCATAATACGATTATTACCCTGCTCAGCTGAAGTCCTTATGAAGATATCAGCGGATTGTTGTTCCGCATCTCCTTTGTTACCATTAACCTTAACAGTAAAATTATTATCACCACCACTAATAGCTCCTTCGGCAGTTTGAGCGGCTAATCCGAATAGTTGTTCTCTTAATGAAGTATTCTCTTGCAATAATGATTCATTTCTTGCGGTTAATGATACTCTCTGAATTGCTTCATTAATTGAGTTCTGAATAGCGTTTGATAAATCAATAGTTGTTGTTGCTACTTGTTCATTAGCCGTAGTTGATTGTTGTTCTGCAATATTAGCTTTCAATCTTTCATTATCAGCTTCTATTTTCAAACTCTCATTTACGATTTCTAATTCGGATATAGTTGAGTTTAAAGTTGATACTTCATTTGTTAGTGATTGTACCTCTAATGTTAAATCATTTACCGATTGTGTTACTGTATTATAAACTGAACGTAATACTGTATCGGGTAATTCAATTGGAATTTGTGGTATTAATTCAAATATGTTAGTATCTATTGATTTTTTTATCTGAGCATTATCATATTTAGCTCTAACCAATTTTCCACTAACAATACCACCATCTAAATCATTAGTATTAATCTTACCAGCTTCACTTAAATTTCCATATGAATCAGTTGGTATATCGGATAAATCAGGGTATCCCTTTACGATGGGAGAATCCGGCATAGGTTTTCTCTTTTTAGCAACACGAACTCCAGCCGAATTCTTCTGTGGTAAAACAGCTGAACCAGATACTAATATCTTTTGAACTTTTTGTTCGTTTTTTAAACCAGATTGTTTTTTCATCTTACCCTATTACACTAAATGTATAATCTTCATCGAAGAATTGAGGTGTACCATCAATAACAACTTTGAATTCTATTTTATATATTCTATCAACTTCCCAGTTAGATAAATTTAATTTGAAGTAATTACCATCACTATCACAACTTAATTTTGTATAATCACTAAACGGAACGATAACATCATCCGAATGATAATCCTTTATCTGATAATATGAAGTTGTTGGTAAAAATTTACTTATACCATATTGTGCCGTAGATGTAAATGATTTCAATGGATATAAATCTCTACCTATCACTCTCAACTTTGGAGTTGTATTTACTTTGTATTCTTTTCTAAAGTTTCGGATTCCAACTTTTATTTCTTCCGAACTTAGTTCAGTTAATGAACCTGTTGTGAACGAAGTATCATCCCAACCTATTCTTAATTTGGGTTGGTGAATTGTATGAGTTTCTTTACTAAATAATTTTAAGATACCATAATCAGTAGAATCGGATTCACTTGCAAATGGTAGTTTAAGTATTAATCCATCATTTGGTATTGAACCACTAATCCAATCTTCAACGATATCCTTAACATCCATATTAACATCAGATGTTAGATATTCAAAAGTTTGAGTAGCAAAAACCGAATCATAGAATGTTCCACCCAATCCAGCATATGAACCAGTGGATACTTCAGAGAACTCAGCGGTTTGTAACCAACGTTGGATTGTATCACCTTCTCTATTATTCCAAGTTACACCAGCGGTTGATATATCATCAAATCGAGTACCATTACCCATTTCCCAACTTTGTGAAATCGGATATGCTTCTAATGTGAATTCCAATGGTAGTTCTTCAGAATCAGTTTCTCTTAATATAAGAGTTGCCTCATCTAACCTAACATCACCATCTACAATACTTTGAGATACCCCATTTAAATCAAATTTAAGGAGTGCTCTGGATACATCTTTGATGTTACCATAATATACCTTACTTACTTCCAATACTTCATCTAATCCAGTATTCTGGTCAGGTTGTTGTAAGTAAACCGATGCATCTTTTGATGCTGTTAAAAAGTAATACATTTATCTAGCTCTTCCTTTTATATCCACATCTGGGAATTTGATTTCAAAAACAGAAGGGTCCAAAGATGGATACAATATCTTATCTTTAATAGCCGCTTCTATGTTATATGAATTTGGTGCATAATTATCATGACACTTATTCACTATTTCTAATTTTGGAACCGAACTTACACCATCAACGTTTGCTAATAGTAGTTCCAATTCTGAAATATTTATTGTATTATTAAATGTCCAATTATTAATATCAAAGTAATCTTTCATTTCATTAATACATTCAGTAACAACTTCACTTTTATTATAATTCTTTAAAGTTATTACCTCAAAGTTAATACCAATATTGATAATAAATCCATCAGATATATTAACACCATCAGTTAAAACTTTGTATTCATTTAAATATGTTTTTAAATTCTCTTTAACAGCCGAATTTAATGTAGATAATTTACCATTACCATCATACCCTAATAAATAAAGATTGATTGCAAATGGGTTATTCTTTTCGTTTTCATTTGAGGTTTTACCAATCAAGAATTTTTGTAGTTCTTTTTGAACACTCCTTCTATCAGGTTCCTCACTATCAGGCTTATCCACAAACCCCATTACCAAATCAGTAAACTCTTGCAGAGCTTTAGGGGAACTTAAAATAGATGAAGGTGAGTTGTTATCCAATGTACCATCTGCCGTAGCGTAAGCCTTTGCAATGGAACCATATTTAGTTGGCATTGATAACACCCTTACTTGATAATCCTTTGCAGTTACTGCTCTATTTTGTGCACCAAAGTTTGCTAATGAATTCTCTCTAATCTCTTCAATAGTATCACCACCCTTACCACCAGTTGCAGGAACTTCATTTTCAACTGCTACTGAGTTTTTGGTTGCGTTATATAATGCTAATGCGGCTGGATTTAATAATTGAATATCTTCTTCAAACTCAATTGAGTTTATTTTAACTAACGTACCCTTTGCCACATTGGATGATATACCACCACCAACTAAATACTTAACAGTTATAGTTGTATTGGATGGTGATGTTCCATATGTTTTTGTTTTCAAAAAGTTGGTTGGGTCAAATGATTCATTTAACTTACTAATTGAATTAGGTAACCCCAATCCAACATTTTTTAAGTTAGGAATCAGTTGTTCATCATTAGCAGTTGGGTCTCCAGCTCCAAATTGGATAGTAGTTGTACTATCACCATTTACCTTCTTAACAAATCTACGTGGTGTTTTTATTGTTTTTAATATGTAAGGTACCGTTGTTTTAAATTGATATAATTCCGGGTCGTTTGTTTCAGTATTTGGATAATCTTCAAATACCATCTCTTGCCCTAAATAAGGAACCTCATACCATTTATTTCCATTTGAATCTCTTACATCATAGATATCAATTACATTTGTTTCTGATAACTCAATAGTTTGAAATGATTCATAAGAACCAAATTCAACTTCTTTAGTTATAATTTCAGCTGAAATAACATCAACATATTTTTTTACCAAATAGAATGTTGTTTCACCACTCACACTATCAGTTTCGTATATAGTTATCTCCCTATCAGTATCATCCGAAAAATCAACAACATCTTTTGTTATAAATGTAGTTTCACCATCGGAAACCTGCATACCTTCTTTAATAGTAAGTAAGTAGGTTTCATCATATGTATTACTACCACCTACCCCAGTAGATGGAACCAATTGATAAACTGAAAGAGTTGTTACCGCAGGTGATGTTACCTTTGGTTGATATCCTAAATATTGTGCAAGTGCAATTACATTTTCAATATCTTCCGCATGAACCATTAAGGATTCTTTAAGTGTATCATCAATGTAATATGAAAGGGAATCACCAATATAAGATGCCATCTCTATAAACATCATACCTGGTGATGATTCATTAAAATCAGAATAGGTTTTTGGGAAATATGTTTTAGCAAACTCAATTAGATTTCCTCTATATTGAGCAAAATCTTTATTAAGGTATTTTATATCTTTACCTCTATTCTTAAAGTTTTTATTTGTTTTTGTTATAGCCATATTGTTATCCCTGTGCTGTAAATGTTACTTCGTTTAAATCAGTATTATCACCAATTCTAAATTTAACTGAAACATTTATTCTATTATTATCTCGTAATGTATCAGATGAATCAACTACAATTTCTTCAGCGGTTACATATGGTAACCATTGTTCCAAACTCTCATTTATAGTATCTTCAATTCTACCCTCAAAATCATCAACGTTTGGTTCAAATAATAATTCCTGCAATCCACTTCCGAATTCGGGTTGTAATATTCGTTCACCTCTTTTTGTTAATAGAAGATTTTTAATGTTAGATTTTACTTGTTCCGATGTTTGGAAAGTTTGAGAAAATGCGGTATTTGTAATTTGAATAGGCAAAGATATACCAATCGCATAATCATTGAATGATTGCGTATCCTTTACTATCTTAGAACCTAATTCAACTGCCATAATTTATTTACATTCCCGGTCTCCAAGGACCTTTTGATTTATCCCAAGCTTTTATTAACTCAGAGTTATCTCTATTTAAAATTCTATCTAATCCAGCTAATCCAGTTGTTACACCCAATCCTTGCTTTTTACCAGCAGGTTGCATATCACCATATCCCATTTTATCAACGATACTTTGTTGTCCCAATGTATGAGTACTTTGTGTACCAAATTCCATAGTCCTTTCAGATACCTCAGTTGGTGCACCAGCATAGGTTGGTGTTTGTTGTACATTATCCAACACACTTTTTGTTGTATTTTCACTTATACTAAGTGGTTGAGTTTGATTTAGTATTTGATTTAATACTGGATTCTTACTCAACACTCTTTGGGGTTGGGTTGGTTGTTGGTTTAATGCGTTATAAATAACCGGCTCATCCATAAATGTAGGTTGAGTTGGAACCATTTCATTAGTTGGTTTTAATGCCTCTCTTAGCTGTTTGTTTTCTTTCAACAACTTAGCCATTTCTTTCTTAACACCCGCTTTTACCAACTCAGGTAGAACTGATTTAATCTCACTCTCTACAATAATTTGAATTGCCTTTACTAATTTATCAGTATTCATTTTATTATCTTTTATATTTACTCTCCTTATAAATATTTAAATTAAGTATTTTCATTTTTTAATCACAACAACACCCATCATCGGTAAGTTGTTTTTGGAAACTGGCTATGTAAGCCTTTACATCAAATGAATCAACACTCATATCAGGCAATGATACATTTATTACGTTTTGTAATGATGTATCCCCACCTAATATATTACCTTGCCCATCACCTTGTCCATCACCTTGTCCATTATCTTGCCCAACACCTTGCCCATTATCTTGCCCATTATTGGTATCATCATCAATTTGGTCAGTTGGTGTAATAGCGTTACCATCACTCCCATCACTTTGTTCAATCACAGGTGGTTCACTACCATCCTCAGATGGGAAGTTGATATTTGGTATTGGAATCGCTGGTGGTACTAAATAACCACTCCATGGGATAATACCTGGAGCTGGTATTGGTGCTGGTATGGATGGATATAAAGATGTTGTTTGTATAATACCACCAATACTAAATAAATGAATTAATGCAGCAAGTATAAACAAATCTACCATTATATCCGGCTTACTAACAGGTATTAATGGTGGATATTGTGGCCAAGTTCCAGTATTGATTACCACATTAGAATTTACAGCTATGTTCTGAATTGAACCTGGAGCTGGTATTAGTGGTATTGGAAATGGCCTCATTTGTGCACCTGCCCAATATGCTTTTACACCATTACCAAATTCGTTTATTAATGAAAAGTTTTGACCAGATGGAGTTGCTAATCCTTTTAATAAAGAAACCCTAAAAAGAGTTTTCATTATTTCTTTATTTCCCCCTTGTACCGATTCAAGGTTTATGAAATCCTTACCACGCTTTACAGCGGCATCATATTCATCAGCCCAAATGGTTGCAACATCATCAATAGTATTATTAGTTGTATATGGATTGGTTTTTCGAATTATATTTGCTTTGAAGAGAGACCAAGACATTACGATGTTTTATTTAGATTACTCAACATTGTTCTCAACTTACCTTTGACTGTAGTGAAAGATGCCACATTGAGTGGTGGCGAAGATATACCAGCTCCAGTTGCTACGGTCATCACTTCTATTGCTGTAATTAGTTCAGTCATTAATTGTACCAATGTTTCACCCTTTACCAATGATTCTAAGTTTGCATCACCTAAGTTAATTTTACCATTACCACTATTGATATTTACATTTCTATTATTCGTTGTGATATTTGTATCACCATCAACAGTTACATCTATACCATTAGTTGCATCAATTGAGAATTGACCATCGGTTATAAACCCAACATCTTTTTTAGATGCAAATACCATTTCAGCTGCTTTAGCTGATAGTACAATTCTATCCGAATTTAATACAATTTGATTTCCTTTTAATTCAGATGGGTAGTTTTTAAAAGATGCACGTGAATTTTCAGTTGGTAATGTATATGGTAACAAATACTCACCACTACCTAAAAATATTATGTTACCATCTTTATTTATATCCTCAGTTGTTGTAAATGATTCATCGTTTTGTTTAGATTCAGCATTTTCACCATTTCTAATTGTTATAGTTGGATTCAATTCATTTTCTGGATTATTGTATCCACTAAATCGTATTGATTGTCCAAATCTACTTTCTATATAAGAATCACCCTCATATAATTTTAACTTATGTACAAACTCATCGGTTTCAAAGTAATCACCATACCCATCATATTCGTTACTACTATCATTAGTACTTCTAGCTATACCAGTAGTACTTACACTTTGATATGTTGAACTATTACTAACCTTAGCTTTAGAATCAGTACCAAATGTTGTTTTTATGGTTGTTTCATCCGCATTATTATTTGGAGTAAGTTCAGTACCACTTCTTTCATAAAAGAAGTTACCAGTTGCACCAGTTGTTATTGTTACAATTTCGTTTTTAAGTGGTAGTGATTTAAAATTTAAATTCTTAGGATATGCGGTTTGTAGTTTTCCAGTATTAGCGGATGTATCTGTTGTTAATCTAAATCTAATAGCACCCACTAAACGAGTAGTAGGATTATCAACTTCTACTTCTGGTATAATTGGATTTTCTTCATCCAATATTACTTCATAGACAACACCAGACCTCTTATCACCTTTTTTAAAGTGTCTTTTGTTTTGGTTTGATTGTATGCTTTGATTCCTTGCGTTACCTATTCCCATTTTACTTTTCCAATTTTTGCTTTACCTCTTCGATTTCATTTTGAATATCATCCATTCTTTGAACTTCCATTTGAACTTCATCGATTTGAGAAAGTAATTGTTCTCGCTCTGCTTCAGATAAGTAACCTTCTTCACCTTCACTTCTAGTTCCGGCAATCATAATTCGTTGTGCAATTGTAGCCAATTTAATCAATGATTCATCGTTACGAACTGATGTATCTATTAAATCTTTTATAAGTGGTCCAATATATCGCATATCGTTAGGATTACGAACTAACTTTCGTAGTTCAGCAATTACTTCAGAGATATGTCTCTTCTTATTAATTTGGTTATTGTAGATATCTTCAAAGAGTCCACTTAAGCTTTTACCAGGAAATATTTCGAAATCATTTGACATAGCATATTGATATTGTATTCAATATATAAATATCAATAAACTAAAAAGTAACGGAGGTATCTACTTCATCGCATCCTCAATTGCCTTTTTCATTGCAACTGAAAATTCGGTTTGTTCAAATGGTAAGTTCTCATCTTGAAGTTGAAGAAGTGTTGCTGATACATTCATCTTTGCCGAACCTATACCAATTGTTTCAACTCCATCTTTCACAACTTTTACTGTTACTAAAGTTTTCTTTTGTTTGAACTTAAATGGTCCAACTTGGATTCCTTTGGTTGGTGCTTTGATTGATTCAACGGTAACATAGATTGGTGAACCATCTTCACATAATGGAGCAGATTGTCCAACGATTTCTTCGGTGATTTGTCTTACACCAAAGGTAAATTTCTCTTCAGGAATTCCTTTAAGAGATGCAAGTGAGATTACACTTGCTACGAAATAGCATACTATTGTATTCATTGTGTTATAGTATTTGAGTTAACTGTCCTTCGGTGTTTTCCCAAAGAAACGATATAAAACCTATCCAAATTGTTAAAAGTTCTAACCGCAGATTTTGGATATTTTAAGTGATAAGTTAAACTATTAGCGTTTACTTCAACATCATCCTTTTCCGATTGTGAATAAACATAGTTATGATTGTATGTGTAATTAAAGAGTTGTCCCAAATTATAAATTTGATATGCAGAAAATACATCCGAATAAGTTACAATATCCGAACTATCGGGTTCATAGAAGTTCATTGTGTGATAATCCCACGATGAGATTTCATTGGGGAACATCCTAAGATATGCAAGGTAATTCATTTCAGATTGTGTGAATGTATTTACCATATTAGAAGCATCAACAATTACTTCATAATCATAGTTATTGGGATTAGAAAATGAAACAGTACCAGTTAATGTTGTAGTTTGAGTTGCTAATGTATCACTTATACCAGGTTGAACATTGTTTTCAATCAACCACGCTTGTCCGTTGGTATAGTTACCACTACTTATCAAATTACTGGCTATCCAACTTGAACCATTTGATAATCCTATTTGTTCTATATTAGAACCATCAGCAAGGAATTGTCTGAGTACTACTAATATTTCTTCGTTGTTGTTTTTAGTAAAGTAAATATCAATCTTTGTATTGATACCGGTCACATTATACTTGTAACTTCCTTCATATCTAATTCTAAATACATCTCCTAATGATGGGTCATTATAAGTTTCAGTAGATACATGCGACATATTATTATCCGTAGAGCCATTGTTAACGGAAGTAAAGTGTAGAGTGGGTACATTTGGCGCAGATGCTGAACTATTATAACTATTATAGGTTGTGGTTGGAAATGCCATCCAAGCATTAGCGTGGAGTTTACCCGTTGAGTAAGTTGTTCCTCCAATTGACGGTTGATACCCCGATGGGATGTTTACTATTACCGAACCTTGGTCTGAATTGGTAGTTGAGAATATTGTAGATGTACCTTGACCTCTATCCGAAGGTATCCCATTTGTCATTTGAGTTATACTACCAATCGTTCCACCCGGTTGTGAGTGAATTACCGTTACTTCGATACCACTCATATCTTGAACACCAACAGTAGCAAAGGTAATGTTTTGTGCAAACAAACCTATTGGAAACAACAATAAAATTTTCAACCATCGTATCATAACAACATCTTCGTACCAGTCATTAGTTGAAAGTTTAATATACCCTCACCCATTAAATATACAGTTGAGGTAGATATGTTAAACTTAAAGGTTTTTGTAACATTAAAATCGAAACTTGTTAGAGGTACAAAAAGGAATCCCCCTTTGAACCATTGTCCTTCATAGAAGAAAGTATAAGGTGAGTACATTGCAATTCCCATAAGGTTCATCGCAAATCCTCTATATCCATTAAAGGTAGTGAATGTACCAACATTTGCTGCCCAATTTGAGAATGTTTCATCACCCAATTGACCTACTGAAAAGTTTGTTCCCATTAATGTAGTTAGATACTTACTTTGTTTAAATGCGTACATCACATTGCCCGTATTGAACCAAGTTTCTTGAGATACATTATAAAGGAACGAATTAGATGCAATAATCATTGATTCCTCAATCTTAAAAGAACCATATCCCGTTAGAGATATTTCATTTTGTCCAGTTGTGTAATTCAACAACCCACCAGCGGTAATTGTTTGTTCGGTATTTGCCCAAGTAACACCCATATTAAATTTAAGGTTATCGTTACCACTTTCTTTATAATCTGAACCATTACGAACAACTACCATATCACCACTTGCAATCAAAGAACCCTTTCTTGCTCTTGCACCATTTTTCTTTTTCTTCCCACCACCTCCACCACCGGAGTCATCTTCGGAATCAGATGATTGGCCGCCCGATTCTGCATCAATATCTTTATCACCAATAGCACCACCACTTGATGAACCACCATCCCCATCGGAAGTTGCTCCACCACCATCAGTAGATTGTCCGCCTTCAGAAGAACCACCACCAGTTCCCCCACCAGAAGAACCACCGCCGGAATCACCACCTCCACCAGAACCACCAGAACCTCCGCCTGATGAACCTCCACCAGTAGAACCACTTCCACTATCTCCACTACCAGATGAACCACCAGAACCTCCAGTATCACCACCAGTGTTACCACCACTACCTCCACCAGTATCTCCACTACCAGAAGATGATGAACCACCATCACCAGATGAAGTACCAGTGTTATCGTTGGATGAACCACCACCATCACCAGATGAAGAACTTCCACTATTTGAAGAAGATAAAGATGATGAACTACCAGATGAAGAACCACCGGATGTTGATGAACCTAATGTGGCTAACGCACCAGTTATATTAGTTACAGTATTAGTTACGTTCGTACCAACCGCTGATGAGGTTGTTCCACTTACTACTCCAGCATTTCCAGCACAAGGATTTGAACCGGGAGGAGATGCGGCATTAATAGAAGCAACCCAAGCCTCATAACCACCGGTCTGAAGTTGGGTTGCTGTAAAGTTTTGATATTGTCCTGCGTAAAAAAGAGTTACCGAACCTGAAGGTTGTGAAATAGTTACAGTATTAGGAACACCCGTACAAGGGTCAACATAAGTGTATTGGAACGATTGTCCAAAACCCTTAAACCCTATAAGAAGTAATAATACTATTAACCATTTCTTACCATCCATATGCTTCCATACGTTTAACAAGGTTTACCGTAGCAACCTCTAACGCACGTTGGGTAGCAATACCAACAGTAGAATTATCAAATCCCATTTGAGGATTTTTGAAGAATCCCTCACCTACTTGAGTTGCAGTTCCCTGTCCACTCGCTACGATGTATTGTGAGTTATCTACATTGACCATTCTGATTTGGATACCCATAATAGTAGTGTTAGTTATTTCTGATTTACCTCTTACATAATTTTCACCATATGATACTGCGAAATCATAAATCTCAGCATATACGATGTACTTAGGTAAAGCAATACCCTCCATCTTTAACTCAGTTTGTCCATCACCCATTCCATTGAGTTCGGCTTCCCAAGCATCTAACATTTGATTTTGGATGGCTTCCTTTTCTTCAGCGTATTTGAATCGTTGAGTCATTTCAAAGTTCTCAATGATTCTATTAGATACACCTAAACCAACTCTCTTATCTCTCAACTCAGGGAACATTTCCCAAAGTTCTTTATTTACGTTAAGTTTTGATAATTGAACAATTTGTTTCTCACCTGTAAAAGGTGGCATAGTATTCAATGGTTCTGCTTTCTCAAAATCAGCTTGGTATTGAACCACACCAACTGATGAAGAACATGAGGTTGCGAATGTACCAACGAATACTAAAGCACAAGCAGTAAGGATGAGCATCAAAGGTGCTACTGTCCATTCTAAAATTACATCTTTTCTCGTTCTCATAATTATTTATTTTTTTCTGCTCTTTCTCTCTTCAATCTAGCCATTCTTTCCATTGGAGTTTCTGGCTTCTCTTCTACTACTTCAACAGGTGCAGCAGGTACTTCCTTTACAGTTTCTCTGATGATTGTTCTCGTAGGAGCAGGAGCTTGTTGAGCAGGAATGTTAATAATTACACTCTGATTCTGAGTGTTAGTGTTTGAGTTGTTATTCTCATTACTATTGAAATTATTATTCTCAACAGGCACTACCAACTCAGTTGGAGCATCCGATTCTTCTTCAATACCCAATATTGAATTGAATTGAGTAGTTACAAATGTACCAACAGCTGCAACCATTGTTCCAGCCAAACCAATGATACCTTTCTTTAAGGAACTCATTCCTTCTTTGATTTCTTCTTTCATAATAAATTAATGTTACTTTTTAATAATTCTATAAACCTTATCTCTATCAGCCGTAACCAATCTTACCAAATACATTCCGTTTGGTAAGTTTTCCATTGTGAAACCTTGGAATTGGAAACCACTTTGATAAATCTTGTCAGACCATCTCATAGCTTCTCTACCATTCATATCGTAAACCATTGCGTTAATATTACCATCATCCAAATATGTATGGTATTCAAATACAATCCAATGTCCCATTAATTCAGTTGTTGGGTTTGGATAAACTTTGAATCCATTCATCATTAAATCTAATTCAGGGTCTATTGAGGTTCTATTAACAACTGAACCATCATTTGGTGAAGGCTTAACACTAACATCTTGTGCATATCTATCACCTGCCATTTTTTCAACTATTTTTAGTGGTGATTGATTCCAACCCAATGGGTCAATTACCTCAAAGTTGAAAGTGAACTGAGTTGTCATATCATCAACCAATGAAGGGTTTAATCTATCTTCGTGTCCAGCCCAAAATACTTTTCCTTTTTCAACCGAAAGAACTGAAGTCCACTTTGATGTTGCTTCTCCCATTTCGATTGATTCAAATCTAAAGATTGCAGTATCGAATTCAATACCCATTTGAATTGCACCTAATTGGTTACCAAATGTGTAAAGAGTTACAGGTACACTCATCTTATTATCAGCTGTCATTGTTAACTTAGGAATTCTAAATTCAACAGTATCAGGTTTGTTAGAAAGATACACCGCTGGGTCTAAGATGTAATCAGTTCCAATACCAGGGTCAGCCATTTTAGCAACTAACACACCAGGGTTGTTGTATCCAGTTGTAGTTGCATCACCCACTACATATATGTAAGGTTTAAGTGAATCCATTGAGTTTACGATTGTATCAATTGAATAAACTCTTGGAGTGTTTGTCCAAGTTGGAGATGCGGTTGCTGCTAATGCTGATGTGTACTCATCTGGCCATAAGATTGCCACATTGTTCACACCACTAAATAAAGATGTCCAAGTTGTAGATTGTAATGCCAATCTATTGAACATTGCGAATGCATCTGAAATGGTTACATCGTTACTTTCGTTGATATCACCAGCGTACCATTCGATTCCCGAAAGTGTGTCTTGTTGAGAAGATTGGTTTGCTAATTTATATGCATCAGTTACGGATAATGCGAATCCATCACTCATCGTATCCGATTGTGCGGTTATTCTTAAATTCCAAAATGCAGTATCCAATTGGTCTTGTACAACGAACAACCCATTTGAGTTTGTTGAATCAGTTCCGATTGGAGTCCATAAACCAGAAACATCTGATTTTAATCTTTTCTGAGCGGTAAACCACATACCTTGTGCTGGAGTTCCATCTGCGTTTCTTGCGATGATTGGGAACTCTAAGGTATCCATTTGGAAATTACCACCATAATTGTGCATTGCTAATGGAACATCTAAACCAGAAGTTGTAGTTGCTAAGTTGTTGTAAGTTGTTGAACCAGCAACTGCGATTGAATCTACAACACCATCATATGTAGTTGTGTGATACAATCTTAGTTTGAACATTGCCCCATCTGCCCAATCAAAT